GTTCCATGGGACGAACCCATGGAACTCTCCGAAGAGATGATGTTGTGTACTTTGACCGGTACACCCGGCATCATCTTATTCACGAAATTTTTGCATTTCGTTTCATAAGACTTTACAGTTTGTATTGTGCTTAGGGCGAAATGCCCTAGGACTTATGATCTGTTATATAAGTTAGAAACGTGTGTATTACTGTAGAAATACGGTTTGCATATTGTATAATTTTAGTTGAGTATAAATTTGACCACCAAGGAAAATAAACTTTGGTCAGAAAAAGTCATAATTGCCGTGTAGTAGTTAGTTGTGGTCACTAGCTGCGGTACCACCGCTTTTATGCAGGAACGTATCCTTAAATACAACCCCCTTTAGGGGGAGCTTTCTAGCAATAATTTAATCTGAAAGGTTATATTGTAGAATACTTCATTTAAATATGCTATTTAGGCTTAGTCGCCTTTATACGTAAACCTCTTCAAGAAAGTTTGCGTAGTCGTGTGAGACTTGAGAACTCAGACTAGCGAGAAATTATTTCTCTCATAAATCGATAATGATGATTGTTATTTGAACGCTCTCCCGCAGAGCCGTTAATATTAAGTTGACATCTAGCGGAGATTTAAACTGGTAAAACAGTATAGATATAGTCAATAAAATCTGCCGACGATAAAGCAAGCAATTGCCTAAGTTTTGTGCCTTAGCAGGGCACTCAGAGCCTCGTACTCCCTTTCATCAGGGCAGGGGTGGAAACCTATCGCTTCTAATACTCTTTTTAGTAACGCTGTTCTCAACCAGAAACTAGTAGTTGAGAGTGTCTTCGCGCACATCGCGAATATCACGACAGGAGATATCTGTCACGTTATGATCTGCTTCGTCATGATTGCCCTCGGTTTTTCCGTTGGTTATTATTGGACGATTAAAGAGTTGGCTCTGCCATCTCAATCCGAAAAGGCTTATGCTGCTGCCAAATGGGCTAGCAAGCAAGCTAATAAGGAAAAGAAAGAAAAGAAGGATGCTTGGAACTCGAAGAAGAACAAACTCGAGCAGTCCAAGCAGGACCGTAAGAAGAAGAGTGTTAAGAATCAGAAGCTCCAGTCACAAGCTGGATTTGCTGACGTTTTGAATTACACTTTGTCTTTTAGCGATGAATTTTGGGCCATGTTTGGAGGAATTTACCTTCAGGCCCGTGAACTTTTGGAAGAGTTCAAAATCACTTTGCCTAGTGTTCCCGACATGAAGCCAGTCACGGAGTTTTTCTCCAAGCACTGGTCTAACATGAAGGGATCTGCCATTATTACTGATTTGGTCTACATTATTCAGTTATTGGTAGCCTTGGGATGGATTAAAAAGATTGACTTTACCATCTCAGGAGTGAGCCTCTTTGTCAGTGAGCCCCTTCGTAAGAAGGTTACAGTTGTTGAGCTTATGGAGAAATCCTTTGCTTACATTAAATTGCTTATTAGCAAGCTGTGGGTTGTTGTTGAAACCAGAGACGTTACGACGTTATGGTCCGACGCAATCAAGAATGCTTACGATGATGAGTATACATTTTTGAAGTCACAGAAGGTCTGCATTGACCTTGGCCGAAAGGCTGAAATTGATGATGAAACATTTGATCGCCGTGTTAGCGAGTGTATTGAGACTACTTTGAGTATGTTGAACACTTGCAAGGATGGACAGCGAACTGAATTGTCTAGGCGTCTCGCTTTGTTGCGGGATATGCAGACTAGTAGGACGCTTTCCAAGAAAGAACACATTCGTATCAAGCCTTACGGCATTTTGCTGTTTGGTGGTTCATCTGTTGGTAAATCAGCCATTGTTAACGCTTTGTTGCGCTTCATTTTGAAGGTCAATGGTAAGGATTATTCGCCACGTGCGATTGTCACACTCAATCAACAGGACAAGTTCCAGAGCGAGTTTATGACGCACCATAAAGGCGTAATCCTTGATGATATTTGCAATACCAATGAATCTAAGCAGGAGGGTTCACCTGTTGAGTCTGTCATCATGTTTTTGAACCAAGTGCCTATGGCCGCCCTTAATCCGAATGCGGAAATGAAGGGTAAGGTCATGATCGAGCCTGATGTTGTTTGCGGAACAACGAATGTTAAGGATTTACAATCCAACGTTTATTCGAACGAACCGCTGTCAATCAACAGAAGATTTGAGGTTACCATTACTCAGAAAGTCAAGCCTGAGTATAGGAAGGAAGGCACCGAGATGCTTGATACTGATAAGATTCGCCACATGGCGGGTCAGCAGTTTCCTACCTTTGCTACATTTACGGTTGAGACCGCGCAGTATCCACTTGGTACTTCGAGTGATTCGAAGAAAACCAAGACTGGAAAGACTGTGTGTGTTGATTTCGTTCCCGTAGTTTGGAACAACAAGAAGCTAGTCGACATTGAGATCGATGAATTGCTTATGTTCCTTAAGGAGGATTCAGCAAATCATTACGCAAAGCAGGAGGCATTTGTTGAAGGCCAGAAGAAACTGGTCGATATGCCTTTGTGTGATTGCGGCATGCCTGAGAGCATGTGCAAGACATGCGCACTTGAATCCCAAGCTGGTATCCCCAACCTTTCTGAGGTTGCTGCGTGGTACTTGGAGCTTGAGGAAAGATTTTGTGCTATGCTTTCCGATTTTATTCGGGGCTTTTTGTCCTCGAAGAACGGTAGCATTATTCTTGCTTACTTCAACAAACAGTTCATTTATGGAGTTTTCGACACCATTTGGGCGCCATTTTTGCAGGTGTTTGCCTGCCTCCTCCTTATGGAATTTGGAGGAATGCGCTTTGGTATGTTGAGACTTCTATTTGTCGTTGCTGCCTATGTTGGCTTCGTGTACTGGAAGATTAACCGTGCACGCAAGGCTTTGATCAATCGCCTTAGCAACGTCCCCCGGCCCTCCGTCGTATGGAGAGAGCTTGATTGGGGAACGAAAAAGAAGATCATCGGCTTTATTGCCGCTTTAGGACTTTGGAAGGTCCTATCGTATGCTGCGAGACAGTGGGCTAAGTTGCCTACCGCTCAAGCTGCCGGACCCATTTCGTTCCAGAAGAATGCTAAGAAATATCAGCAGGAACAGGAATTTTGGGATGTTGCAGCACGTGAGCGCCAGTACCTTTTCGGAGATGCTGGTGTCACCAGTCAAGCAAAGACTGGTACCCATGAAGATATGGATAAGCGCATCCGCCCACGTTTGGTTCGGCTGAATAAGCCGGATGGTGAATTTGTGCAGGGATTGCTTTTGAGAAGCAATGTTGTTTTAGTCCCT